CATGTGGTCAAGAACGCTTACGCCCATTCGATGATCGGCAAAGCCATAGAGGCCGCGCCGCCAGGCACACTCACAGTCCGTTTACGTTTGAGTCAATAGATGATGGCATCAATCGCAAAAGTAACTATCGATCGAGCTCGCGCAACGCAGTCCTTGCGGATGGCCAATGGTCTAGTCAGCCAATGGCTCTCGGTGGGCGAGTTCCGAAGTTGCTTTTGCGTGGCAAGCCAGTCAGTTCCATCGGCGTGGATCATCGAAGGCCGTTTACCCAACGGTGATAACGTTCAACTCGCCAGTTATGCAACCGATTTGTTTGATCCAGCTAATCCACGCTACGTCACTATGAAGGCCATGTGTGGGCTGCCAATTCGATTCGTTGCGGCTACGCCTCAAACGAATTCGCGATTGTGGGTGGTATTCAAGAGTTAGCGACGACTACCGCTGGCCCGCACCAGGGGCACGAGTTGGGCTTCGGCTCTCCAAACGATCCTTGCGTTTGCGGGTCAGCGTTAGTCGTCTCAGTTAACAAGGTTAGAAACGAGTTCAACATGATAAATAAACAATTCATTTCAGCATGTGCATTGATGCTGCTCGTACTCGCCGGCTGCGATTCTGGCAACGTCAATGTTCGTGCGTTGCCAACTCCTAGTCCCGAGCAACCGCCCGCGAACTTGCCTGTCGAATTGCATCAGCGCAATTGGACAGGTTCCCTTGGCCAAGGGAGTTGTGTCCACGCTTCGCTTGTTAATCACTTGCGTTGGCTGAACAAGATCGAACTCGGGGAACGCTGGCGGTCTACCTACGCCGATGGCGAGTGGGACTCAAGGCTTCGTGATCGACTCGATGCAGCAGGCGTTGACTACAGCTACACGCTCAAAGCTGATCCCCGCTTTCTTGACTGGGCCAGCGCGACCAGGCGAGGAGCGATCCTCTGGTGGAAGCCAGCCCACTGTTGCACGTTCGTCGGCTGGATCGAACGCGAGGGTAAGCAATACGCGGCGATCCTCGACAACAACTATCCAGGGCGATTCGAACTGACGCCTCGAGAACAGTTCATCCGACTGTGGGCTGGCTACGGTGGCTTTGCATTGACTGTTCTAAACGATCCAAGCAGCTCACTACCTTACCGAAGTTATGAGGTTATCCAGTAATCATGATCAACGATACCATTCGCATTCGCCTGAGTTTAGGTCTTATCGTGGTGGCAATTATCCACGCGGTTCTATTGGGTGTTGTATTCACAGCATTGCATCAGCCAGTACTTCTGAATCCAACCAACGAAACGTGGACGATTCCAACCTATCGGCCATCGACGCCCACGAGTGCAGGCAATATCGAAAAGCTACAGGAACCACAGTCCGTGAACTTGCAAGCGCAAGGCGAGGTCAAGCAACAGATTCGCATTTGCCCTCAGGACTGTCCCCCAGCACGCGTCTATCCTGCGCCCGTGATTGTTCATCCAACGATCGTCCAGCCCAGCGTTGTCGGTCCAAGTGTAGTAACTCCGGTGAACCCTACACCCAACTTTACAACGCCGGCAACGCCAACGGTGGAAGTTCCGACCGTTCTTAAACCTACAACTTCGCCGGCATCGCCTCCACCCAAGAAGAGTTACCAGATCGCGTTGTTCGTTGGCAACGACTCCACAAGCAAGATGCTTCAAGATTGGTTCAGCCAAGATAAACAGCTTATCTCGCTCAAAGAGAGCTGTGAGTTCCAGATCTACACTGCTGGAAACCCAATCTACAAGACTCGGTATGCCGACATTGTGCCAGCAGAACAGTTTCCTGTGGTTCTCTTCCAAGATGCGACTGGCGGACACATCCATGCTGCGGGCCGAACCATGATCCCTAGTACTCCAGCAGAGTTGTATTCCGATCTCAAACATGGATACACGCTCTACAAGCAAGCCAAGCAGGCACAAAAGACCGGTGCGGTGAAGACCAAGGGTTACTCTTGGGACGATGCAATCACGCCAACCCTGTATCTGTCTGCGGAGGATTGCCCCGATGGCTACTGCCCAACGCCACAACCGGAAAACCGTCGCCCGCTTGATCGAGTTCGCGATTTGTTCGATGGAGCCACCGAGACTCGTAACGCCTTGATGTGGCTCTCGGCTGGCGAAATCGCAACGGTTGCCCTCATTGGAATTGCAGCCGTGTTGCTGGTCTTCATTCTCATAAAACGCGGCATTAGCTAAGCGTTGCCTTAACCCAACCCATCTTCCTAGTGAGGTTCCAAACAAACATGTTAATAACCATCGCCATCATTGTGGTCGTTGTCCTGCTGGCAGTCGCTTTGCTTCCCATGAAGAAACGCGAACCAGAGCAACTCAGGCAAGCTTCACCGGTCGCCTTTCTAACCCCCGAGCCATCGCAGCCCGTTCGTCAGACGACGCTTCGCCAACAGCAACTGGATGAGGAGGCCACCGCCGTTGCCTCTGAATACCAGCGACGCGCTGACGCAGTTTGGTTGGATGAAGTGCGTGGCAAGGCATCGAAACTGCTCGGTGGGGAACAACAATGATCGGCTGGCTCCTGTTTTTCCTCGTGTCGTTAATACTGTCGTTTGTAGTTGGAACGATTTCTGGGTTCTATCTACGATCAGCAGTCGATCCGGCTCGGGTTGGAACTGCTGCGATTGGCTCAATCACAGGCCTTTTGTTGCGACTATTCCCAATAAAAAGGGAAGAGTCGTGACAGACATGCTTCAAAAAGGCCAAGAGTGGCTCGCGTCGAAACTCACTCAGCATGCATCTCGTCAGGTCGTATATCGCCGGGGTGAACTGGGAGTGACGCTCCAAGCGACCATCGGCAGATCGATGTACGACCAGGACGATGGCGAAGGCATTGTGACTCGCAGCCAAGTTCGCGATTTCTTGATCGATACCTATGCACTGCTTTCGTCGATCATCGGAACGCTGCCACGTCGCGGTGACACGATTGTGGAGATTGATGGTGAGCACACCTTCATCTTTGAAGTGATGGCCCTTGGTGGCGATCCACCTTGGCGCTATAGCGACCCATTCCGTTTGAAACTTCGAATCCACACCAAACAGATCGAATCCCATCCGTCATGACGACCGTTTTACAAGTTGCTGATAGCGTCACCGCCCAACTCAATGCCGCTGAATTCGACTTCGAGTTCGTAGCCGAACGCATGTACGTTCCCAACTTCGATCTTGAGGACATGAAGGAGCTTCGCGTGAGCGTTGTGCCTCGCGACGTCGAGTTACTCCCCCACGACCGCGCCCACAACAAGTACCACTGCCGCGTTGATGTTGCGGTGCAAAAGAAGTTTTCCAAGGGAACCAACGAAGAGATCGATCCACTGGTGGATCTGGTGGAAAAGATCGCTGACGAGTTCCGCTTGAAGCGACTTGATTCTTTCCAGGCAGCTCGATGCGTCAAGGCCGAACATGCGGTTCTGTACTCTGCCGAGCATTGGGAGCAATTGCGTCAATTTACAAGCCTTTTGACCTTAACATTCGAACTCGCTCGATGATCGATGTAACCATTCGCACACAATTCGATAAGACAAAGCTGAAGAAGAAGGTAGAGACTGCCACCTTCAAATCGCTTCGTCATGCCGGCGGAGCGATCGGTAAGACTGCTCGTTTCAGCATTCGACGTCGTAAGAAGCCTTCGAAACCAGGAAGCCCACCGCACACACAAACAGGAATGCTCAAACGAGTAATCCGCTACGAGGTTGCCAGCAACAAAACCGAAGTTGCCATTGGTCCTGTGAACGAGATCGCTGGTCGGATTTGGAACTTACACGAATTCGGCGGAACAGCAACCAAACGTCGCAAACTCAAACCACATCGATTCAAAGTTGGCGAGCACGGTCCAATCCGCGTGAAGCATCAGGGGATTAAGACCAGCTTTGCCCGAATTCGACTGCAAACATCAGCCCAAGCGAATCGAGCCACTCGATTGGTTGAAGAAGAGAACGAGCGACGAGGTGACAACAAACCTCGCCACTATCCGAAGCGACCATTCATGAGGCCTGCATTGGATACCAACCGCAGTCGGTTGCCATCGTTCTGGGCTAACTCAGTCAAGTAATCCGTCCGACAAAAGGAATCATCCACAATGCCAGAAGTCAAACTAGGTCTCGAAGCCGTCCTCACCATCGACGGTGCCGAGATCACCAACGTCAAGGACCTGACGGTCAGCTTGGAAAAGGCTGAGGCCGACGCGAGTACTCGGGCCAACAATGGCTGGCGAGCTACGGTGGGAACGCTCAAAGATGCGTCCATCGAATTCACTGTGCTCAACAAGGAAGGCGACACAGCCTTCGGATTGCTGCAAGGTCTGTGGAGCAGTGGCGACCCGTGTGATGTCGGCATTAGCGACGCCGGTGGCACTCTGAATCTGACCTGTGAAGTGATGACATTCAACGTCAACCAGAACCTGGAAGAAGTCATCTCTGCCGATGTGACGCTCAAGCCGACTCAGTCGAGTACCGGTAACGGCATGAATGTGGGACCTGGTTTGGCTGGTCCTTGACCATATTCGCACCGATTTGAATTGATGGATTCTTAGCAATCAGGGAGGCAACATGCAGAAATTTGTAGACCGCGCCGGTCGGATTTGGATTGTGGACATCGATAACACGACTCTGCGCCGCGTGAAGACAATTACCGGTGTGCAATTGCTCGAAGCTATCGACGGCGATTTGGTCACGCGTCTGTCTACCGATCCCCTTCTCCTCGGCGACGTCCTGTTTGCGATATGCAAGCCACAAGCCGATCAGCAACAGATTTCCGACGAAGCCTTTGGTGAAGGTCTAGCTGGCAATTCGATCGATGATGCAACTGGAGCACTCCTCGAGGCGTTGATCAGTTACTTCCCGGAGTCTCGACGCCGTCTTCTGCGGAAGGCGGCCGAGAAACAGAAGCTGATCGAGACGCGAGGAATCAACGCGATCGAGAAGCGATTGGACGATCCGAATCTCGTGGACAAGATCGTCGAAGATCTCGAACGCAAGCTCGGAGTGCCGACATCGAGCAACTCATCGTCCGACTTGCCGGCATCGTCGGAGTCGATCCAGGTCCCCTGACGCTTCGCCAGTTGGTGCTGATGGCTGAGGCCAGACGCCAGCACGACTGGAATGTTGCCAGCACGATCATGGCTTTGATGGCCGAGATGAATCGAGATCGCAAGAAACGCCGCAAACCATTCAGACCCGATGACTTCAATCCATATGCAGAGAAACGCCCAGTGATAGCGAAAGGGACTGTTGAACAGGCCGCTGGAATGTTGGGTGCAAGTTACCGTCCAAGGACACAAGAGTCGCCATGTCGCAAGTTAAAGCCGGAGGAGCCTACGTCGAGCTGACAACGAGGAGTTCTCAATTCCTCAAGGGACTCGAAGCTGCCCAGAAGCGGCTTAAGTCATTTGGTGCTTCAACACGCTTGCTCGGAACGAAGCTCACTGGTTTGGGAGTTGCCGCAGCAACCCCAGTAGCTGGAAGCCTTGCAGTCTATACCAGTTTTGACGATGCGATTCGGGCAGCGGGGGCAGCGGCCAATGCGACTGGCGAAACCTTCGAATCTCTACGCAACACTGCGAAGCACCTAGGAGCGACCACAAGCTTCTCTGCTACGGAAGTCGCTTCGCTCATGACCGAACTCGGTCGTGCCGGTTTTTCTCCAAAGCAGATCGAAGAAATGACGCTTGCCGTCATGAATCTTGCAAGGGCGACTGGTACCGATGCCACGCTCAGTTCTGGAATCATGGCAGCTACCATTCGCCAGTTCTCCATGGAAGCCAGCGATGCAGTTCGCGTTGCCGACGGTCTGACGGCAGCCGCCAACAAGTCCTTCAACTCTGTGGAATCTCTTGGTGAAGCGTTGTCCTATGCGGGTCCAGTGGCTTCCGATGCCAATATGAGCCTTGAGGAAACGCTTGCTATCCTTGGGACGCTTGGAAACCTTGGGATTCAAGGTAGCGAAGCCGGTACCGCACTCCGGCGTCTGCTAACACTCAGCGCGGCTGAATCCGAAAAGTTCATGAAGGTCTTTGGCGTGGCGACTAAAGACGCACAGGGGAACGCTCGCAACCTTGTGGACGTGCTTGGTGAAGTCTCTGCGGCGACCGCCAATATGGGAACAGGTGATCGTGCTGAAGCATTCAACGAAGTCTTTGGATTACTCGGTATCACCAGTGCATCCGCCATTGGAAAGACGGTAACCGATACGCGTCAATTGTTGGCCGAGTTGCAAAACTCCGGTGGTATCGCTGCCAAGACCGCTGCAGACATGGAGGCAGGCATCGGCGGTGCTTTTCGGATCCTGAAAAGTTCTGTCGAAGGTGTCGCGATCGCAATCGGCGAAGCTCTTGATACTTCAGTCAGCTCGATGATGAAGTCGATCTCACGTGCATTATCTGGGCTTACTGAATGGATCGGCAAGAACAAAGAGATCGTCAAGAAGGTCGCTTTAATTGTCGCTGGTGTTGTTGGAGTCGGCGCTGCATTCATCGGAATCGGAAGCGCTGCTGGCGTAGCCGCGTTTGCTGTTGGTGGGCTAGCCTCAATGTTTTCGCTGGTCGGAACTGCAATCGGCGTTCTGGTAACGATGATCGGCGCACTGTTCACACCTATCGGACTAGTTGTCGCTGCAGTTGCTGCGCTGGGTGCGTATTTCATCTACTCGTCTGGCATTGCGGGCCAAGCGATCGAGTACTTGAAAGGCGTCTTTGAAACACTCAAGGCCGACACCATTAAAGCCTTCGGTGCCATCGCCAATGCACTGGCTGCTGGCGACATCACGGCAGCCGCCAATGTGTTGTGGAGCTATCTCAAGCTGCAATGGATCAAAGGGACCACCTATCTCAAAGGTGTGTGGGCTGATTTCACTAACTACATTTCCGATGTATGGGGCGATTCTGCCTATGCCATCGGCGATGTTTTGATCAGTGCTTTGTCGGGACTTGCGAGCGTCTGGAACGCTACGCTTGGCTTCATGGCCGACGGTTGGACGATCCTCACGACCTCCGTGCAGAAAGGCTGGAATTACACGATCGGATTCCTCAAGAAGGGATTTATTCGCCTGCGAGAGCTTGTGGACATCGCTGGAGACGTCTCGGTGCAAATCGGCGGAGTGCTCATCAACGCACTAGCAGGTGTCGAAACCGCTTGGGTTGAGACAATCGACTATCTCGCTGACACGTGGTCGGTGTTCGTTGCCCAAGTCAAATCGATGTGGAACTCGACGGTGGGCTTCCTGCGTAAGGCATGGATCAAACTCAAGTCCCTGTTCGATGACGATGTGAACGTCGAAGTCGAAATGGCCAAGATCGACAAGGAAATCAAGACAGCCGACGAAACCGAGCAAACTAAGAAACAACAAGCCATCGCGGATCGCATGAAACGGCGTGACACACGCAAACAGCAGATCGAGTCCAATCGTGTGCAAATGCAGGAAGGAATCAAGCAGCAGCTTGAGGAACGTCGCAAGGCCCGAGCGGGGCGTGATATCGATGCTGAGATGGCTGTCATTGATCAAGAGACGGAAGCGAAGAACAAAACGGTTGATACCTCGAAAGAGGAGCAGTTCAAAGAGAACGAAGTAGCCGGCCTTGCTCGTCAAAAGACCATCGACGACACGACTGTGGGTGTCCAAAAGACGCTCGATCAAATGCGTGAAGAGGCTCGCGTTGCCCGCGAAGCTGGTCGCCAATCGCCCGAGGATCGTACTAAAGAACGCGATGAGCAAGTTGCTGTAGCACAATCCGAATTCGACACTGCGGTTGAGACGGCCAATAACATCAAGGTGGAAGAACCTAAGAAGGCCGATCCAGCTGCAAATGCTCCTAAGCCTCCAACGATGCCTAAGCCAGGCGACTTGAAGGTTCCAAAGGTCGACGTCGACGGCATCAAAGATCCGAAGCTGAAACCACCAAAGAAGAAGGACCTCAAACTCGGTCTAGATCGATCTGCCAAGGATTCGCTTGACCAGTTCTCTGAAGGACCAAAGGACAACACCGAGAAGACCGAAGCGGCCGGCAACTTTGAGAGTCGTGGGCTAGGCCTCGGTAGTGGTGCATCGCTCATTCCTACGATGGAACCGCCGGATCAAGCCGACGCAACCAAGGCTGATGACGCTGTCGATGCAAAGGACGGAGCCGATGCTGGCGAAGCGAATCCCGACTTGCCGGAAGTAGAACAAGAGATCGCGCCGCTGCCGATGGATGCTAAAGGTACAACGCCAGAGGACATGGTTGAACCTTCGATCACCGAGCAACAACCATCGCTCAATCTTGAATCGCTGTTAGCGTCTTTCGCAGCAGTCCGCGTACGCCTCGATGAGTTCGACGCTGTACTTTCACTGAGTGTCGCCCGATTGCAAATGCCACAAGTTACTGGTGAAGGCTTCTCGGATGATGTGAAGCGAGCCATCATTCAGACCGCTGAGAACACTGCTCAGTTGGCATCACGAGCCCGCACAGGAGGCTTCGTGTTCAGCTAATGGGATTCTCAAGTGGCGGATACAACTTCGAACTGGCGGCGCTTTCAAAGAAGGCTACGCGTGGCAAGGCGACTTCGGACACATTCGTCTATGTCGGCACCAACGGTGGCTCGGTCGATCCTGCTGCCGCTGCGGATGCAGTTCTTTCGTACTACCGAGCCACTCAACGTGATCTCATTCCATTCCTGCAGGTTGATGGCGAGTACATCAACGAGAAGCATGCTCTGGTAACCGCTTCGATCAACAAGACGAAGCTCGATCCCGTCTCGTTTAACACCACCGGCGCATCGACTCATATAAATCAATCACTCTTCACGCGGGGAATTTACGCGGCAGGTGGCAAAATCGCTCCCAACTATCGTGGCGCTATCGGTGTCAGCGATTCCGGTGTCGCTGGCGTCGATGTGACTGTTCCAGCATTTGAGTTCTCCGTTCGCAAGAAGTTTGAGTTCGTATCGACTGAATATCTACTTGCCATGGTCGCTATGACTGGTCGCGTCAATTCAAGCCCCTGGTCGATCTTCGCGCCCGGCGAAGCACTGTTCCTCGGGGGCGAAGGTGGCGAGGACGAACAGAACTGGGTCGATGTGACCTATCACTTCGCGGCGCGTCCTAACGAGACGAATGTCAGGATTGGCAGTATACAAGGCGTGTCGAAACGAGGATGGGACTACCTTTGGGTCAAGCATGGTGAAGAGGTAGTCGGCGATCGCGTGCTGCAAGTCCCTGAAGCGGCCTATGTCGAACAGGTTTACCCCGAAGCGAACTTTAACGCGTTGGGGATCGAATAGTGGCGCGACGCGTTAAACCAGGCGACAAGTTCAACATCACCGCAGCAGAGTACAACCGTCTGCTCGCGGCCGCTGATGCCATCGCTCGTGATCGACTCTCGGGTGGCGGTGGAAATCGCACCCACGTTCGCGACGCTGCCACGGTTCGCGTGCACTACCAAAGTGCGACCACTGTGCCCATCGGTGGAATTGTAGGTTTCAACGCCCCACTAGGCGATCCAGACGAAGGCCCAATGGACCTCGCTCGTTTCGTTCGCGATGCCACGATCCAATCGGTCCGGCCTAACGCTGAATCCCACACGGGTCGCTTTGGCGTCGCCATTGAACCGATTGCCGAAGATAAAGTCGGACGCGTCGTATTTGCAGGCGTGGTGGCTGCTCGGGTGAACGTTCAAGAGACCTGGCATCAATATGCTGATGTCGCCGAGTCAGGAGGAACGACTCTCCAATCGAAGCCCAATGGATCGGCTCAAATCCTGTGGCGACGCGAACCAAATCAATCGGGTGTTCAGTGGGCTGTGGTTCGAGTCGGTAAGCCAGCCGATCCAGCATTCCTGATAAAGGTACCGAGCGGTGGAATTCCAGGTCGATCTGGTTTAACGACTGGTTCTGCCAACTGTGAACTCTACCGGCTTGATGACTCTGGATTGATTGAAACCGTCCTTAAACCGAACGGTAACTCGGTTCGCATCATCGCACGCAATCCGAGTATTCAGCGTATCCGTGGCCCGGTGACGCAGTATGACGATGGCCAGTATCTCAACGTCACTTACGATGGCAACCGATCTTGGATTATCGATCCACCCAAACAAACGTTGCTCTGCAAACCACTTGGTCGTATCAAATCTAAGTCATGGGGCATGGCTCGCGAGTTACGTTACGCCGGAGGTGCTTGGTCGCCAATCGGCGTGAAGGTCGCCGTCTACAACGTCTGCGACTACGCATTGCTCGCAAGCCAACAGATTGTTTGCCATTTCCATGAGGACACCTCCGCTTATCTAACCATCGGCTGCCGATGCTGCGACGGGAGCAGTTCGAGTTCAAGCAGTTCCAGCGAATCGAGCTCTAGTTCAAGCTCCAGCAGTAGCTCAAGCTCGTCTAGCAGTTCGTCGTCATCGAGCATCAGCTCATCGTCCAGTAGCAGTTCTGACTCATCTTCATCGAGCAGCAGTCCGTCGAGCAGTCTTTCAAGCAGCTCGTCGGTTAGCTCTTCGTCGAGCAATTCGTCGTCGCCGAGCTCCTCCAGTAGTAGCTCGCCAAGCTCGAGCAGCTCGTCTTCACCTTCTTCGAGCAGCGGATCGGCAAGCAGTTCATCCATAAGCCTCAGCAGCAGTTCGTCATCGTCGTCGAGTAGCAGTTCGCCAAGCTCGAGTTCGTCATCATCCAGCTCCTCAAGTGACTCGTCGAGTTCATCTAGCTCTAGCGGATCGTCCAACTCGTTGTCATATTCGTCTGCATCAGATAGTGATTCATCCAGCAGCGATTCCTCGAGCAGCGAATCATCGAGTTCTGATTCGTCCAGTAGCGGTTCCTCTGGAAGCAGCGATTCAAGCCAATCGAGCCAATCCTACAGTGAGCCCGATAGCAGTTCGTCGGCGAGCAGCGGATCAAGCTCAAGTAGCGATTCCTCCGAGAGTGGCTCAAGCAGCGATTCATCGAGTGGTTCGCCAAGTGAATCGTCATCAAGTTTTTCGGATTCCAAGCCTTCGAGCAGCCACTCGTCCGTGTCCCCATCCAGCAGTGCCGATAGCGAATCCAGCGACTCTTCCGCTTCCAGCTCTGATGACTCAAGTTCCGAAGATTCAAAGTCATCCGAATCGTACAGTCTGCCTAGTGTATCGAGCAGCCATTCTACATCGAGCGAATCCGATTCCAGTGATTCCCATTCAAGCAATTCTAAATCGAGTGAATCAGAATCAAGCGATTCAGAATCGGCATCGAGTGAATCGACCAGCGAGAGTAGATCGACGTCGCATCCGAGCTATTCAACGCCAAGCTACTCAAGTGGATCGAGCGCAAGCCATAGCGATTCGAGCGGCAGTGATTCCAGCGATAGCGATTCCGCAAGTTCCAATAGCGAATCCCAAAGCAATTCCGAAAGCGAATCACATTCCGGCAGCGGATCGATCAGTACTAGCGTCCCTGAATCTTCGAGTGATAGCGGGAGTGAATCGCAAAGCCAATCAGAATCGGAGAGCGGCTCTGATAGCGAATCGCATTCGGGTAGCGATTCCTACAGTACTAGCCGACCCAGCTACTCCGGCAGCGGTTCAGCGAGTACGAGCGAATCAGGTAGCACAAGTACTTCTGAAAGCACTTCGGAGAGTACTAGCGAATCGACCAGCCGTAGCGAATCGGAGAGCCAAAGCGAAGATCCAAGTAGCGATCGGCCATCGTATAGCACCAGCGATGATCCGAGTTATAGCTACTCAACAAGTCATCACCCGTCAGGCAGTGCATCCTACAGCAACTCAGATAGCGCATCCGACAGCAATTCCGATTCACAGCCATCGGACTCCAATCCATCCGATTCGCACAACCCATCAGAATCCGACGGTAGCAGGCCAAGCACCTCCGGATCGGAGCCACCAAGCGAACCACCGCCAGGAAGTTCCAGCAGCGGTTGCAACAGCACTTGGATCTGGTCATGCGGCTGGGAACTGTTGGATTCCGACTGTGAAAGCCCAGAACCACCCGAGGGCTCCGGCCGCTACGACGGCGCAGTGATGGAGGTGGCTGCATGATCCATTGCCCGCGCCTCACTCCGGACAACAAGTGCCGAGTTGCATCCCAGGTCGCCGAATGCAAGGTGCTCGCTTCGGCGAAGGCCTGCGAAGCTTGCCAGCAAGATCCCAATCCGCAAGCAGTCAATGTTGTGACGCTCGGAATGGCCATCGTTCATCGCAAGCGACTCGGCAAGCCCATCGCTGAGCTTCGCCAATTGATGAACGAGTACAAGCCGACGGGTGAAGAGCCCGTCAGCTTTCGAATCAATGACTTTCGCCCCGGGCCTGGGAACGAGCTCAAAAAGATGCTCGCTTGGTTCGCTCGACCAAGTGATTCGTGCAAGTGCGAAACACGCGCCGACACGATGAACGATTGGGGGCCCGAAGGTTGCCGACAGAATCTCGACACGATTGTGGAATGGTTACTAGAAGAAGCCGAATTGAGAGGATTACCAAGTGGGAAGTTTACTCGCATCATCGCAAAGTCGCTCGTCATCACAGCCATCCGTCGCTTCGAACGCAAGTTCCCAGACGGAGCACCCGAGCCAAACGACGACGACACTGACGACACAGACAACGAATAAGATCGTTGAACGATGTTTCCTAATGAACCTAGATCGGCGCGATGATCGGCTACGTGAGTGGCTGGATCAATTGCCAAACCCTTGGCCATTCCCTGAGCCCGAGCGTTTCGCTGCCATCGACGGCCGGCGATTGGCAACGCCTCCGCAGTGGCGAGCAGGCAATGGTGCCTGGGGGTGCTATCGATCGCATTTGCTCATCCTTGAGAAGTGTTTGCTCGAAGGGATCGATTCATACGTTGTCTTCGAGGACGACGCAGGATTCGGATCAGAATTCACGGAGCAGCTTCAGCAGTATGTCGCAGAGCTTCCAGAGGACTGGGGATTAGCTTATCTCGGTGGACAGCATCTCTACGCTGGAAAGCATCCGCCTCAAAAAGTCAGCGAGCGCGTTTATCGTCCGTTCAATGTCAATCGAACGCATGCATTCATGGTGCGAGGTCGGTTGGCAATGAAAACTCTCTATCGTCATTTGAACTGGAACGAGTGGCACGTAAAGCATCACATTGATCATCACCTTGGTCGCCTTACGCAACGCCGGTACGAGATGATGGTCCAGTCGAAAACGGTCGATAAAGAATCGCTTGCCGTTTACACGCCGGATCGATGGCTCGTAGGCCAACTACCAACCAAGTCCAACATCTGCGGCCGCAAGTGGGAGCAAACACGATTCTTCAACGATGCTCGCAATGCGGACCATTCTGACGCTCCGTTTTTCGCTGTTCTTGGTCCACATCGATCAGGCACATCATGCGTCGCGATGGTCATGCATCATCTTGGCGTCCACATGGGAAATGAACTCGGTGGCTATGAAGCGACTGGAGGTGGCGAAGCGATCGGGCTGGCCAAACTCTGTGAGAGCGTCATGAGATTCCCAGCGATTGATCCGAAGGTAGGCGACGGGCAGCTCACAAAGCAGCTAAAAAGCTGGATCGTTGGTCGAAAGACTGAAGCCAATCGTGACAAGACAGTCGCAGGGGCCAAGTATCCACATCTGTGCCGATTCGCAGAACACTTGTATGCAGGCCTGGGAGACTCTCTTCGAATCATCGCCGTCGATCGACCCATCGAGGCGTCGATCCGTTCACTTCAAGATCGAAGTAACAAACATCGCGGCCAATGGTTCGCTGCCGACGATGCGGCTTGCGAACGGCTACAAAGATCGCTGTTGGAACATCGTGAACGGTTCATCAAGTCCAACCCGAAGGTTCCAGTACTTCGCGTCGACTTCGCAGAGCTTACGAAAGATCCAGCCGCTGGCATCGCAAGAATGGTCGAATTCCTCGGGATTGATCCCACAGAGGAAGAACTCGAGTCGGCCATCGCTCACGTCAATCCAGAATTGAGGAAGTTTGGTTGATGAGTGCAATCACGATTCTCGGAGAACTAAACCATCGCTACTTGATTGTCGGCTCCACGGCGATCCAGCTTCACGGATTCAATTGGGGGCAACGCGACATCGACGCGTGGCTCGATCCAACGATCCCCGTTGATGAATGGGATGCTCTGGTAAACCACGCTTCGCGCAACCATCAGAAGGTATGGACGCGAGGCGACGACAACGGACGTGGTGGAATCCAGCATTCGACCCGCATCGCCTGCAATCCAAAGCTCGACCTTATCCATCAGATCGGACAGTTCCTGCCGAGCGATTTCGACGCCGTGTTCGATCGATCCTTAATTTCCGAACTCGGAAATGTCGCTGCGCTGGATATTGTTCTGCAAATGAAGTTCCAAGCCAATCGCGGTAAAGACTTTCGACATTTCATGAAGCTAATCCAAATGATCTCCAATCCGTGAGTTTGCCCATGACAAGCAATCTACCAATCGACCAAATCACCTTCTGCATCAAGACGATTCATCGCCCCTGGGCATGCCATCGGCTTGTGGAATCATTGCGTAAAGAGTTCGTCTCGCCAACGATCGTCGTTGTGGATGACGGTCGACCAGAATTGCGATTCTCGGCCAAGTATCCCGAGACCGCCATGCATTGCCGTGTGATCAATCTAGAAACGCACGATGTCGGAGTCGGAATTGGACGCAACACGGCAATCGATGCCGCGGAAACCGAATTTGTATTCTTGCTCGACGATGATCAGATCGTCACTCCCGATCTACATCTTGATCGCGTCTATCAGCGATTCAACGAACACAATCTCGACATCCTCGCCGTTCGTCAAGGTGGAGGTGGCCAGCCGATGATGCTCAGCCCGCTGATGAACGGCAAACGAATCTGGATGCATCGAGGTGAATACAAACGCATTGGACCGGTTTGCTGGTGCGACATGGTAAGCAATGCGTTTCTGGCCAGACGCGACACCATTGCTCGTGTCCGCTGGGACGAAGCGATCAAGACTTACGAGCACTGGGAATTCTTTTATCGAGCTAGTCGGATCGAAAAACTGGCGATCGCAGTTGCGGTCGATTGCTCAGTTGTTCATGCCCATGTCGGTGCAAAACCCTACGGCGATCTCCGAGGTCGTCCGAAGTTTCGAGCGATGGGACTTCGTAAACACGGCTTTCATTCAATGCGATATCCAGGAGGAGGGATCGTCCATGCGTGACCGAGTAACATTTTGCATCAAGACCATTCATCGTCCACATTGCTGTGCAACGCTCGTCCGTTCGATCTATGAGCAGTGTGGCGATAACAGGCCTTTGATCCACGTGCTCGATGACGGGCGACCGGACTTGCGATTCTCGAAGTGCTCTCCGGACGAAGCCGAAATGGTCGATCGACTCGTCGAGACCGAGTACGACATTGGGCTTTCGGCTGGTCGCAATCGTTTGCTGGAAATGGGCGATTCTCCCGTCGTTGTCTTTACAGATGACGATCACATCATCACGGAGCAAACCCGACTTACTGAGCTCGTTGAGAAGCTCGATCGATACCCAGACCTAGATTTACTCTCTGGAATGAGCAACGCGGAAGAAGGCCCCAGAATGCTCGCCTCGAAAGATCGTGTGATGCGAATCTTCTCCGGCGCGTATCGTTGGCACGACAAAATAGCTCGCTGTGATTATGTCGGTAATTGCTTCGTTGCCTATCGAGACATCTTGCAAGCGATCCGTTGGGACGAAGAGCTCAAGGTTGAAGAGCACTGGGACTTCTTCTGGCGAGCCAAGCTAGCTGGCATGAAGGTCGGCGTCGCTACCGATCACGTCTTCAAACACGTTCACGTTGATCCACCGGGTTATGTGCGCCAGCGCCCGGAGTACTTGAAGCTTGGAACTAAGAAACACGGACTTCGCAAAGTCATGTGGCGCTGATTTGTTTTGAATCCCCCTTCTCAAAGGAGTGTGAAAGATGACCATTCCCAATGGCCCAACCGGCCCCAACGGACAACGACCACCCTGGTGGCCGCCTCCTCCGTTTGATCCACCAGGCGAGCCGCTTCCGTATGTACCCGAGCCACGTCCGGTATGGTGGCCTCCCCACCTTGCTTGGCCCCCAGTATCCGAACCTCCGGTCGAAGTCCTCTATCCTCCACCGATTTACACTTGGCCGAGGCTACCACCGGATCACCCCTATCATTTGCCACCTGGTTACTCATATCCGAATAACCTACCGCCCGGACATCCGGGGCGCAGTGTTCCACTGCCACCTGGATGGCCTCGTCGTAAAGTTCGTCCCGAAGACATCGTAGATTCGGGCAACGATTCGGATGTGGTTGTTTAACACAGGCAGTTAGTTTGCTCATGAGCCGACACGTTACTCGTGTCGGCTCTTTCTTCTTTCACTTCAAGACTCAAGGCTCAAGACTATTATGATCGAGATTCCCAACCTTGAGTTTCATGCAGCACATGCTTGCAATCTCTATTGTGCGCAGTGTTCGCATTATTCCAACTTCCATGCTGGCGGCATCGTCAGTGTTGAAGAAGCACGCGTGAACTTCGACCCATGGCGAGGTCGACTTGCGCCGAAGCAAATAGCGATTCTAGGTGGAGAACCAACGCTCAATCCCGATTTGATTCGAATAATCGAGCTTGCTCGAAGAGCATTTCCGAATTCATCTGGGCTCTTTGTAACCAACGGTTTCTTCCTCGATCGCCATCCGGATTTGCCACGAGCACTTCTCGATAACGGCTTTCGAATGGATGTGTCGCAACATGGCAACGCGCCATCTTATCGTCAGCAGTTCGACAAAATACTTCAGCGGCTTAACGAATGGCGAGCTGCCTATCCTGCTCTGAAAATTACTGTCCGCGAATCCCACAAAGGTTGGCGACAGCAGTATCACATGATTGAAGGCAAGCCGATACCCTTCGACAGTCGCCCCAAAGCAGCTTGGAAAATCTGCCTTCAAAGATCATGCACGCAACTATTCCAGGGCCATCTGTGGAAGTGCCCAGCTCTCGCATACTTCGCAACTATGGAGCGAAAACTTCGCCTGGAAGCGATCCCTGCGTGGCAGCTCTTTCGTGACTACCAGGCATGTCCACCGGACGCGACCGACGCTGATGTCCGGGAGTTCTTTGCGACTCGGGAGATTCCCCAGTGTGGTCTATGTCCAGCACGCAAGATCCCGTTCCATCACCAGGATCCTACCAACAAGGAGCAATAA